GGAGTACAAGTGTATTCGGCGGCAGAAAAATTACTTAGAGCATGAAAACCACTAACGTCGTAATACCCTTCTTTATTCGTAATGGTTTCTGCTTTTAGCGGTTTCTTCGCATAAATCGAATCTGCTTTTTCTTTTGAAACATATAAGGTAGAAGCGTCACTTTTTGTTATGTACGGGAACAAGTCTTCATTATCGGTTTTCAATACCTCTAACGCAGAAGCCACACCACCAGAAGCACGGAGTTTATTTAAACCGAGCTTTGTTGCATTTTGCGGGACAACAACCCGTTTTAACAAAAACAGTTCATTTTTTGACGATTCAAGAACAGATACATTAGACGAATTATAAAAGATATATCCCGCAAAATTGGAATTGCCCGATGCTGTAATATAAATCACATCACCCGGAGTACAAGTGTATTCGGCGGCAGAAAAATTACTTAGAGCATGAAAACCACTAACGTCGTAATACCCTTCTTTATTCGTAATGGTTTCTGCTTTTAGCGGGAGCAAAGCGTACGAATCGTATATGCCGGATATCTGCGATCTTACTGCTGTACCGGCAGAATCATAAGTGACACCATCTGCGCCAACACGAATATCCTGAAGTTCAGCATCACCTGAAGTAGAACCAGAAGGAAGACTAGCAATTTGATCGATTCGCGCTTTCTGGGTTGCTATGTCAGCAGTATTACGACTAATATTAGTAGCATTTGTAGCAGCGCTACTTCTTGCTGTAGAATCTTTTATAGTATAAGTAACGCCATCTATTTCTAACTTTTGTACTTCTGCCATATTCACTCCTATGCTCTATAAAATCTTGCAGTTTCATTAGAAGAAATATATTCCACAGTCATAAGACGTTTGGCTTCTAATGCTGTTAACCGGTCATTATACGCACCAATACTCTGAAGATTGTTAATTACTTCATTAGCATAAGCAATTTCTGAATCAGATATAACGGTGCCATCATCAACCCCGATTGAAAGAACGAAGATATATAATAAAAAGGTCGCAATTCGGTTTTCGTCTGTATCAACTATAACTAAACTGCATTTCACGGAACCTTCTACCGCTGTCATCTGCTGTGTACAATTAACCGTTACTATATTACCTTCATACGAACAACCGTAAACGAAACCGTTTTTATCAGGTTTTGTCCCTTGAAAAGTAATAGCTGCATTAGATGGGATTTGATATATTTCGTCTCCATTATACAAATGAAACTCAAAAGCTCTAAGACCAGAGTCGAGTTTCGACACATGAATTGCTGGTACTATATTAGGATCTTTTAGATCCAGATCAATTATTTTGGTAACCAAGCTCTTCCACCTTCTTTCTTAGAGCTCTTTTAATAGTTTCAATCTGGTAATACTGGTAGCCTTCGGAGCATTTACCTTCTGCTGGACACATGACTATCTTTCGGCATGACGGATAGAGAGGACAAGATTTACATTTTGGTATGACTGCTTTCTCTCTCATTTTCCATTTCTTCAAGATAGACTCGTTGATCTCGTCAGAGTAAATATCTCCAAAAATATTCTCGCCAAAAGCATAGTGTCCGCATGGGGTAAGCTTACCTTCTGGCGTTATAGCAATTATTGTATTAGTATCTGCCATGCAGTGGTTTGTTTTTGTAACAGCTGGAAATACGTAATACCCTTTTCCTTTTGATCCGATATAGTCATTCAACTCTAGAACATCTTTATAGTATTCTAAACCACCTTCGTTATAGAGTAGTTTCGCATACGGACGAATGTTATCAAATCTAGAAACAGCGTCAATAACTTTAATACAAGGCTCTTTTCCTTTTTCCGGATCATAGTGGATTCGTACATAAGTAAATATCTTTAACTTTTCAAGTCGCTCCATTGTTTTAATAAGTTCATCAAAAGAGCCATCTGGAAGATTCTTTACTTTGTCATATCCAGTGCCAACATCGTCAAAAGTCAATTGAATGTGTGTTACATTCCAAATATCTTTTAACTCTTCGTCAGTACATTTCGGTAAAAGTGAGCCATTAGTTGTCAAACCGCTTGTATACTTAACACCATTTTCCTTCAGAATATCACAGATTATGTTGATGACTTTCTTATTACAAAGAGGTTCTCCGCCAAACCATTCGAGATTTGTTGTTTGTTTCCTATCTCTAGTTCTTAGAATGTAAGCAGCAACATCCTCAGCGGTTTTCTCAGACATTGTTAAAATATCAAAACCCTTCTCAAAGCAATAAGAACAAGCAGCATTACAAGCAGTGGTGGTAAATATAGTGTAAGAATGCTTTAAGTTTGAACCAGGTCCGTTTTCAATTTTAAGGCGTCTTTGTCTAATAAGATGATGAAGTATTGAAGCGTCAAAATTTTTTGGAATATAAAACCAGTTTTTAATTAAATACGAAATGTCAGTGTTTATGTCTTCTACAAGGACAGCTTCCCTTGTAAGAGTGTTAAATAATGCGTCACCATCCTTAACTAAATATGGACTCTTCACGTATTCTAAATCTGTTTCTATTTCCTGAGTTCCGATTGTACTTTTAACAAATTTATCGGCACCGTTAATAATCTTCATACATCCACCTTTTAGCAGCCGGGTCCATCCTGAGCGCTACAGCAACTTCAGTCGCCACCTCCGCCTTCTCCACTACAGCAGCTTCCGTCACCGCCATCACACGATGACCCATCAGTATCACCGCAAGCAGCTCCATCAGATCCGCAACTATATCCATCGCTGCAAGGCGTAACGTCAGTATCTGGAATAGTACCACAGGAAGAGCCATCACTGCCTCCACCTTCTCCACTACAGCAGCTACCATCTCCTCCACCTCCACCACCGCCTTGGTGACTTTCAAGCCAAGCAACTCTATCGTCAAGCCATTTGAGAACTTCTGTCACATCCCAAAGATGATAACCCGATTCTCCATGCGCCGATGTGTCGCCATAGTACCAAGAATCATCAAGCCAAAGTTTCCTAAATGCAGCATAACCATCAGAACTAGACCCGCCTGACGATTCGAATCCGCCATTAATAACAGCAGAAGCAGAGGACTGATCAGCAGGATTTACATGGTTATTCGACTGCCACCCAAGAGAGTCTGTCCTGATATTTTCTCCGTCAATAACAAAACCGCCAAGAATTACTGTAACGCTCGGATTACCTTCACTATCTTCACCTTCTTCGATAACCTGGAATGCGCCATTAGATGTTCTAATATCCGTAGACTCAATGCGGCCTTCTTTAATGACGACACCATTATTATCCCACTGACCTAAAATGCTTCCTTTTGAATCTAAGATAGTTAGTGTTCCATGAGAGTTATTGACGCCACCTAACGATAAGTGTCCATCAAGTGTCCAAGCCTGATAGTAAGGTCCTCTTAAACCATTAGAACTAAAGCCAATACCGTTAACATTTATACGAAGAACATTCTTAGCAAGAGCCACATTTTGATTATCGAGGAAGAACAACTCATTAGCAAAACCTTGGTCGTTTCTTCCTATAATAACGTGTCCTCTTACGCCAGCATTCATGACACCAGTCGCTCTATCTATGGCATTTTGAGCTTCTTCCTGAGAGACCTTCTGCTGGATCTGGTTCATTTGGTCTTCAAGAGTAACGTCAACAGTCTTCTCAATGTTACCGATGGTGATTGACGTGTAACGCTCGTTAAGACCATCGTATTCGGTCTTTGTCACTTTCTGTTCAGCTGATACGCCAAGATCAGGAAATTCGACAGTAACTGTATCGCCTAAGTTTACTGACTGGAGCGCCTCAACACCTGAATACTCCATCGTATCAGCTAAGTTTACGAAATTAACTGTAAGACAAACATCAGGAATTCCGATTTCTTCCTTCTGAATATAAAGATTCGCATACTCACGAAGCTCCTCTTCAGTTGGCATAGCATCAAAGTCTGACGTAAAGTCCTGAATTACAGTTCTTAAATATGGATAATTACTGGCATTCGCTGCATGAACTACTTTTTCAGGGAGTTCAACTACAGTGCCTTCTGATTTCCAGATAGGATAAATGCCAGTAATGGTATTCTCTATGTTTTCTTCCTGCGTTAAGTCGATTAAATTCTTACCGTATCGAATCTTAACGCCTTTATTAGAACCTCTATTTTGATGAAGAATCACATGGTAGTTGTCCCATTCGTATTCACCGCCATAGATAGCCTGGATGGAATTATCATCTTCACCAAGAAGGAACGTCCTAATACACTTAGGCTCATATAGCATCCAAGTGTAAGTCCCGATTGCACGGATAGAAGCAGAATTGATCATAGCTTCATAGTTATTTGCACCGTCAAGACTTTCTCTATAGATGTACACAGCCAAATATTCAGCGTTTGCATTTGTTGTGTATTCTATTTTCCTCTGTGTAGGATCTGAAACGACATTTTGAACAGCTTTTCCTTCAGACGGAGGCTGCGGTAAAGTGCCAATCGAAAAGCATCGTCCAAGCATCTTGCTTACCTGATACTTTTTACTTTTCTCGCACTTAACCCAAACTGTAACGGCATGCTCGTCTTCAACTAAATAGCCGTTCTCAATTCGTGCATTAATATACCCTACCGGAGGAATAGTAATCCGTTCCCAATGACTAGCGTTCCAAGCTTCTGGTGTACTAATAGTTACAATACACCGGTAGTTCTTACTCTCATATGAACAGTATTCTCCTACGGCGTAAGTACTGCTGGAGTTATAAGCAGGAGCTGTCCATTCCGATTCTTCTGAAGTATCTAAGTTTGCAAGTAAATTCTTAGATACAGAATATTTCTGTGTGATAACATCCGTTGTAAAAGTAAATGGACAGTATTCCGCAACTGCTGTAGGAATCGCAGCAAGTACTTGAGCAGCAGTCTGACCACTGAATGCAGAGCACGGAATGTGATTCAATTGATAAGTAATGTGACGTGCATAAATTGTAACAGCACCCTTCATCGGCTTAGTAATCTTGTAGATTCTAAAAGCCTGAAGACTGCCATTTTGAAATGGCTTAGCGACAATAATCGCTGAATAGCAAATAGAAGAAAAGAGCCTACCATCTTTTGGATAAGTAAGCTCTAACTCGTACTGTCCGTTGAGTTCTTCTATTACTTTGTAGCTTATTGTATCAGCTAGTCTCCCTAAACCGTTAGTGGTAAAGGAGGTAGCAGAGGGTGCAAATAGGATTGGTACCATATTACCTCCTTAAAGTGTCCACCAACGGGGAGTAATGTCTACTCTTGTAAACCCAGAAAACGACACTGTATTAGATCCAGGCTTTAATGTCGGATACTGACCATTCACAAGAGTAGTTCTGGAATTAGGAGTATAGTCAGTTCCCTTGTGAGATTCCTGCTCTTCACAGTCAAGATCTACGTAGGAACTGACCCCTGTGACAGTAACACTGACTCCATTCACAGTAACAGTACCACTGCTACCGTAGCATCGGATAAGTGGTTTAGCAGTGAAGTACGTCTTGTTGATGAGCGTTCCAGAAGACGTAAAAGTCTTAACCTTCTCGCCGTCTTTCAGCCATCTTTCAGGCTTGCAATCAAAGTTCAACGTAAACTGTGCTGCCGTTAGATCGTCGAACACATCCGGAGCGAACTCTTCGTGGTAGATACCCATTCGGAATTCGTCCGGATGATGCGTGTCCTCGATCCGCACGTAACCTTCTCGGGAAAGGAGGAAGGACCTGAGAGCAGCTACGTTACGCTTGAAGTCTTTAAATATAAAGCAGTCGTAAGGGACAATCACATTCTTATAAGTATCGGACTTATAGTGGAAAGTCCCATTACGACCCGGGATAGTGAACTCTTCCAAGTTCTTTTCTGCCGCTTTAAAGGTGCCATCGCCAGAGAGGTAGACACCGAAATCCTTAGTTGGCTTCCCGTCAATAAGGAGCCAATGTCTCATTACATCATAGTAATTTCCACCCTCCAGCATCAGGTACCTCCATATACAGCTCGACGCTTTAACACGTCATGATTAAGTTTCCAAGAGACCGCATCTGCGATTTCTTCAGCAGACTGGTTCTCTGTCGGATAAATGTTAATAGTTACAGGCGGAAGCTCGTTATCAGGCTTCAGTCCATTAATAGCATCAGTAAGAGTACTAGTGAGGCTAGCCATTAAACCAGCGTCATTTTGAATTCCTGAAATGGTCCCGACAGCATTGAGTGCATACGGGTCATTAAGACCAAGGAGCGAGCCAATCTGAGACGCACCATACTGAATACTACTAAGGTCGAGTACAGGTCTGATAGTCGGGTCAAGCTCGAGTGTACCATCAACAATATCTGCGATACGTCCAAAGACACCAGACATCTCGTCTACTGCTCCAAGCGCAGACTCTGCAGCAGCCTCTCTAACGACAGTGCCGTATTTTGAGAAGCCCTGAGCTAAGCCTTCGTCGGAATAGTAACCCAGCTCCATGAAAGCCTTAGAAGGAGAAGCAATACCGAGTACACTCTTAGCAGCTAAGAGTGTTGACATAGCCATATCAACAGCAGCTTCGATTGCAGTAGAGGTATTATCGCGAATACCTTTAGCAATTCCCTCAACAAGATTCTTACCGATTTCCTCAGCACTACTGCTAGATACAGTAGAATCGACTGCTTTATTTACGTTTTCACCGAGTTCGCTCGCTGCCGATTGTGTTTCTTTAGCTTCACTAGTCTTTGGATCAAGACCTTCTTTCATAGCAGCAGCTACTTCTTCAGCAACGGCTTTAACTGGAGCAGCTTCGCCCTGAAGATTACCACCGCCAAGAAGAGACTGTCTTAATCCATCAAGAACAGCGTTACCGTAGATACCACCGGTTTCGGTTCCTTCATCAGCATTTAGAACTTCTTTGAAACCATCAGCCAAAGAGTATGCGACATTGGCAGCTCCAGCCATAGCATGAGAACTAGCGAAATGAATGTTTTCAGGCATTTCGTTGATGTTCTTAACCGACTTTTCAAACTCTTCGTCGGTCATATCGAGCCAGCCCTTAATTATAGGCATAGCATCCATGCCTTTACTGACTAAGTCGTTGTAAATCTGTAAGCCGCCTTCAACACCTTCTAGTCTCTTAGAGAAGCGTCCTAATAAGTTATCCCAAGCTTTAAGAGCATCACGATTAGTCTGAATATTACTAGCTAATTCTCCGCCTTTAAGCGCGGATTTTGACTCAAACTTTTCATACATGTTGAGCTGACTCTTAAGTGTTTCTTCAACACCCTTCTGCATATCAAGGTATGCTTTCTTAATGTCAGCTGCAACTTCAGCCTGAGTCTTACCCATTCTCTCAGCTGCTTCTTCTGCTGTTTCAGAAGCGATGGACTGTTCGTAAAGCTGTAAAGCTAAGAGTTCAACAGCATTCTTGGAAGCCTGATACTGCTGAGTGTCGGAGAGTTCTGTCTTAGCAGAGGCATAGGAATGTCTGAAGAGATCAACCGAATCACGAGCATAATCCATGATTTTGGTAAACTGGTCAATCTTCTTTTCGGCTTCTTTTTCGGCTTTGTCGGAGCCACCTCCGCCGCCACCGCCTCCTCCACCTCCGCCACCGGTGTCGAATGCTTTCTCGAATGCTTTCTTTGCTGCTTCTTCCTCTTCTTTTCGCTTCTTTTTCTCTCTTTCTTTTCGCCTCTCTGCGTTCCTACTGGCGTTAGCCTTCATCATACGTTTATGAGCAGCTCGGGCTTCTTTTTCTTTCTTCTCTCGTTCTCGCTGAGCCTGTTTTTCTTTCTTCTCTCGTTCTCGCTGAGCCTGTTTCTCGTCCAGTTTAGTCTGAGCATCAACATCACCGAGAAGCGCCGCAGCAGTCAATCCAGCGTCTTCCAGCATAGATTTTGCTACTGCGATACCAGCACTGAGAGTAGACTTTAAGCCATCGACAAAGATACCCATAATAGAAGCAGCGTTCTCATAGCTGAAGATATCGCTTACCCTATCAAGTACGCTACCCCCCATCGTATCGGCAGCACCGAGAAGATCGGGTGTACCGTTTTCCATACCAATTCCGCCGCCAAGCACGAAATCACTCATAATATCCATGAATATCCATGAAGGTGAATGGACGCCGAGAACTGATTTGATAGTATCTATGATGTTCTTACCGAGATTAGTTACTGCTGTTACGAGATTAGGTCCTAGATTTCGAACACCGCTAATAAGACCTTCGACAAGATTTCTACCAACGCTATCGAACTGCGGAACAAGTCCAAATATAAAACCAAGTCCGCTAGTAACCGTTGTAACAACGTTATTAACGACGGTGGAGATAAATCCGAATATTCTACCGAAGAATCCTTCGATGATAGCTGCAATAGATTCTCCAATAGCAGTACCAAGTGCAATCAGATTCGAACTTATCACACTTACCTGCTCCGAAGTCATTGTCGAAAGCAGGAGAAGGTTAGCCATTATGATTGTCATAGCGTTAGCGAAGAGCATAGCCGCATTACCAGCAATGAGTAACGCACCACTAAGTACTAACGCTGCTGCAGAAAGAGCTGCAAGGCCAACAGCAACCATCGGTAAAGAGGCGACAACACCAGCTGCAGCGAGACCGACTAACACGGTGATGATAGCCTTAGCAGCTGCCATAACAGCTTCACCAGGGAACTGTGCAAGCATTGCTAAGCTATTCGCCGCGACAATTAGTGAAGGAATGGCAATATCTAATGCTAATGCACCAATTATAGCGAAGGTAGCAAGAGTCGCGGCTCCTGCCATAGTGAACATTACCATAGCGATTGCCTTAGCAGCTGTAATAGCCGAATTTCCTTCAAATCCTCTAAGAGTATTTAAACTCTTTGCTGCAAAGACAAGTGCTGGAATTACAATATCAAGGGCTATTGCACCAGAGATGGCCATACTAGCAATTAGTGACGCAGCACCCATAGCAAGAAGAACAAGTCCGATAGCCTCTGCAGCCTGTATTGCAGAATCACCTTTGAATCCGTCAAGCTGCTTTAAACTGAAGGCCGCACCTAAAAGTGCCGGGATAACTAAATCAAGTGTTAATGCACCGACAAGAGCTTCGCCTGCTAAATTTGCAGCTCCTGCCATGGCAAGTAGAACAATTCCTAAAGCTCCTGCAGCCGCTAAGACAGGACCGGGCTGGAATGTAGCAAGCTGTGATAACGCATAAGCAGCAGGTATCAATGCAAGAGCAACAGCCATTATAACTATGGCGCCCTTCCAAGCATCTTTAGCCGCTTTAACTGCTTCGCCAATTACACCAAGTGCAACGCCAATACCTAATCCCGCTAAGAATAAGGCAGCACCAGCAGCTATTACCTTTTCCCATGGCTGCATTGATAAGTAAACCAACGCTCCTACTATTCCTGCTACTATAAGCGTGAACATTACCATGGTTTTCGTATTACATAACGTTGTGGCCTGAGCAATTTGAGCAAAGCATTTACCCAACGCAAAGAACAACGCTGCTAAAGCCACTGCGATCACTGCCATTTTCCCTATCTGCGGCCAAGGTAATGTAGAAAGGAGTGCTATTGCTACGACCATAAGTCCAAGCGCCGCAATTAAAGCCACAATAGGTCTTGTTTTAGCATACGCCGTAAATTTGGTAGAGTACGCCAGAATAGCCAGCAGGATAACCAATACAGTGAAGAGATGCATTATTCCAAATATTTTGAGCAAACCTGCTTTATCGATTACGGCGCGCAACGCATCAAGCGAAGTCACCATTAGTCTGAGAGCAACTGTAAGCACCACCATACCGATAGCGCCTCTTAAAGCTGCCTTAGAAAGTCCCTCAGCGATAACGAATATGCTACCAAGACCTTTCAGAAGAGCAAAGAAGACGATAATTCCACCAATGAAATGAGCAAGATTCTTAAACTGAATCTGGGAAATCCTGTCCATTACTTTAGCAAGCCATCCAAGTGCAACAACTATACCGATAATAGCAACTCCAAATCCCGATAACGATGCACTGAGCTTTGTTGCCGCGAAGATAATAGCTGCAAGAGCACCAATCACAAGCACGAACTTTTCCAGATTTTGCTTGATTAAATCGAACGAAATCGGTGCATTCGCGATTAAGAGTATAGCTCCAACAAGCATATACAAAGACATTGTAATACCGATAATCGGTATGATAGCGAATGCCGCCTGAGGCTTAATTTTCGATGCTGCGGCTAATATAAATCCGATACCACCAATGAATATCGTTATTGTGAGAAGCACTCCACCTATTGCTTCCGGTGATGCTAAACTCATAGCACCAAGCAGAGCAACAATACCGACAGTGATGGCATCAAATGCGACAGCAAGACCGATAAAGAGTCCTACTATCGAGCCTACGTTAAGCACCTGTACCATGCTAAGACTCTGTAAAGCCTTAAACATTCCGTAAGCTATAACCGCAATCATCGACATTCCGAGACCAAACTGATCAATCGGAACTTTAGAAAGTGCCGTTGCTGCAGCTGCTATGATAGAAATCGCCACAGCCAATGAAAGTATCAACCCTGCTTTTTGAACAAGCCCTTTACCCTTCGTATCAATTGCTGCCAAATAACTAACCAGCAAAGTAATTGCTATACCGAACACTGTGATAGCTCCGGCAGTAAGCATAAGAGCACCTGGATCGACAAACTTCGCAAGGAGTCCGAGAGATAATGCTAAGGCAGAAATACCAAGAGCAACTCTTAAGAAATCTTTTGCTAAGTTATGTCTAAGGATTGCTTTCTTAAGTTCTTTGAAGCCAGAAATAATGGCTGCAGGAACTTTATCGATATTTGCTAATGCTTTACCTATATTATTACTGATTTTTGTTAATGCATTATTAATCGTTAACGGGATAGAGGTTATCGTATTGAGAAGCTTAGAAATAGAGTCGCTAACCTTGATGATAGATTTAGAAGTACTAGCAGCCATCTTGGTAACGGACATACCAAACGCTAACAAGATAAGCTGTGCTGGTTCTAATTGACCTATGTATTTAATGAATGGTTTAACGAATTCAATAGCTTTCTGCAAATATGGAAGCATTCCGGTTTCCTCTAAGAAATGAAGACCACCGGCTTTAAATTTATTAAAGATATCGGCTAAGAATTCAAAGAACTGATTGATTAAGCCACCGTTTGCTTCCGCAGCATCACGAAGAGTCGCTACACCAGAAGCAATTTTATTACAAATGCTCTGGAATATTTCAGAGGTTTTTAACGCTTCACCCGCATTAGATCTTGTAACTTCATTGAAGCTTCTAACAGAATCACCGCCGATCTTTAAGAACGGCAATAACTTGCTAATAGCTCCAACAATTATCAATCCGAAGGTCTGGAACACCTTAGCTACGGTATTAAGAGCTCCACTAATATCAATTTTCGAAACGAATTCTTTAAAGAAATTGCCGATATTAACAAACGCACCACCGACAACTTCACCAAGTTTTCCGAACTGTGGAGAAATCTTATTTCCGAGGTTGCTGAGAAGATTGCCAAAATCAGAAATAAGCTTTTTGACCGTATCGATTCCCTTGAAGCTGGAAATAAGACTTGTAACTTTATTCTTTAAGTCATCGAAACTCTTGATGGACTTAAATGCAGCTACAATCTTACTGAAGATACCAGCGATATGGGTTCCAAGATTACCGAGCACACCTTTAAATTTATCGAATGCACTTGATACTCCAGCAATAGCTTTTGAAAGCCCTGACTGTTTATCTCTTACATTAAAGAATCCTTTAGCCTTAGTAGTAGCTTTCTGGATTAATGAGGGAAGCTTTTTGAACTGTGATACTACAGTCGAGAGACCACGTCCAATACCATCTCGAACCGATGAGAAATTAATTTTCCCAAATGAGAGGAGTGTCTGAACGAACGCAGCAAGATTCTGCTTAGCTGACTCTAACGCTGCAGTAAAATTAAACGACTGAATGAAAGAACTAACAAAAGTTCTAACGGATTCTGCCGCATTTTGAAATAATTGAGGAATGTTCCCAATAGCACCGACGACAGAATCTTTGAAAGGCTTAAGACCATTAATAAAATCTATAATCTTGCCACGAGCGACATTGATAGCATTCGACCAACTTCCGAAGGAACTGACAACCAGCTTATTAGCAATGACTACAGCTCCAACAACCGCTCCGATTCCAGCAATTATAGGAAGGAAACCGACAATCGCTGCAAGTCCACCTTTAATTGCCCCAATAGCTCCGAGGAGTTTAGTCGGCATAGACGTCATTACAACCGACGCCGCCATCACAGCTGTTTTAAACGTGTTGATTATAGCCGTTACAGTCTTAAAACCGGCAAAAGCTATAATAGCAACTCTTGCTGCCTGACTTATCAATTCGACAGCATGTGCAGTCTTTTCTGATGTCGTAACCCAGTTCGTGAACGCTGTAATACTTCTTGCTACAGCAGCAACGAGCTGTAATAAGAAAGAAGCAATGTCTTTAACTAACGGGGCAAGGGGTTTGAGAACATCAAGAAGGGTCTTAATTGCTGTTATTATGAGTTTAAAGACGCTTGCAACAGCTTCTCCAATATCAGAGAAAGCCTCCATAGTATCTGTATCCAGCCTAAGAGAGAAAGCAAAATCTTCAAAAGCTTTAGTCAGTTCGAATAAAGTTTTTCCAGCTATATCCCATTCTTCAATAGGTGGGAAGACCTTTTCTAATCCTTCTTTTACTGAACCGATTATATCTCCTATTGCAGCGAAAGCCTGTTCGATAGCAAGAAGGAGATATTCTCTTCCACCAAGCGCATTCCAGAATTTCAGGATACCGTTTCTAACTTCTCCCATTTCTACAAATACAGTATACAAAACTTCTGAGAAATTGGTCCAAAGTTCTGTTGCCTCTTCGTAGTTACCAAAGATAAGTTTGAAAGTCTGTAACCATCCAGTTGATACAGCTTCTTTGACGTATTCAATAGCATCGCCAAACGTTCTTGCTTCCTGTGATGCTTTAAACCATTCAAGAGCTAGTGGATCGATTGTACCCTGTAACTCTTTAATAGCCTCCGTCGCTGTAACACCATTCTTCTGAACATACTCATAGATCTGATTAACAGCTTCAGAATATCGACTATAAACAGCCTTCATCACGTCGGAATCAAACCACTTATCCTCGGTAAGATGTTCTGCAAACTGATTTATATTAAATGAGCCGGCTTTAGGATTAATAACGGACTGATACATTCCATCAGCAGACTTCTTTAATTTTCCCATGGCTACAGCAGTGTCGAGAGCGGTCTGTCTGAACTGCTTTGTATCCATGTTATAAGTCTGGATTGATTTCCAGTCTTCTCTTCGCATGTAACCAGCACCCATAGCCTGGGATAACTGATACATTGCCTGGGATGCTTTTTGAGCATTAACACCAGCTGAGCCTGCCCAAAGAGCAATACCCTGCATCTCTTCTACAGCATCGTGCAAAGACTGACCTGCCGCTGTAAATTTACTGATATTATTGACCATATCCGTATAGGCATATGAAGTTTCATCAGTAAAGAAGAGAAGTCTTTCCATCTCTTTTTCGGTTTCAGCCATGCTGTAACCCTGAGAGATGATTGTACCTATATTTTTAGTATCTTCACCGAATTTCTTCCAACCAGCACTGATATTATCAACGGTAAGAGCTCTAATCATCTTGTCGCCAGCTTTTACAGCCTTATCGACAAGGTTTTCGATAACTCTACCGGCAGCAGTGCCAAAGCCACTAAAACGTTTTTCAAGTGCAGATACAGAATCAGCAATCGGATCTAATTTATCAGAAAGTGAGATGAATGATTTCTGAAGGTCTTCAATACCTTTGGATGAGCCCTCAAGCTGTAATGCTTTTTCGAAATCCTCCAGTGAGTTCATCGTAGATTTAATATTCTTCTCGAACTCTTTATTTTCAAATACAGCTTCGACACCATACCGTTCGATATTGGTATTACCACCCATGCTCATGATCCGTTCACCTCCTTCCTGATGTCACTGACAATTTTGTCAAATATAGGACGTAGCGCAGGATTTATATAATCGCGACCTGGAACATATCCACCATTCACAAGTCCATGACCGTATTGGATAAGAATCGCGATGTTTTCACCGTCTTTTTCGTTGGTGTTATACCAAACGAGTTTAACACCGGTACTAGTTTCTTGAATCGCGTAGGTCCAAGACGCTGCTGTTTTACCAGTATCTACCGGCGTAGCTAGGGAGAGGGCTTTGACACCCTCTTCCCCATACTTGTCTAATTTCTTTAGATACTTCGGATCTAAAAGTTCTTTAAGAAAGTTCATATATACGGTGTGATCGCCCTTACGTCTCAAATGAATCACTCTACCCATTAATGCGATCTCCTTAACCGCGTGTGTTATATCTCTTTCTTCTTGCAGCATTCAGTCTACTATTCTGTTTAGCTATGTCGTTTTTGGACATCTTCTGCGGTGATTCAGACTTAATTGCTGCTACCTGTATAAGTGTCAAGAGTTTATTCAGATGTCTCTTTTCCCATTCCAAGGGGATATTTAACTGCGTCATCTGCCAATAGATTATTTCAGATGTGATGACCTCTTTTCTACGTCCGCCTCTTTGATCCTTTCTGTTAGTAAAGGTTGTGGCGGTCATTGGATCTGAAATATACGTGTTAATACGCTCTAATTCATCGGTTGGAATAGCGTAGTAAACGAACGGATTAACATTCTTTGTTATTGTCATGCATCGTATATAATCCAGGACTTCTAACGCAGTTTTCTTTTCATCAGAGAGGTAAGGTTTCTTCCATTTTGATTCCCATTTATCAACGGACAAAAGAGAATGTTCGAGAGTTAAAACCTGACCCTTTACCTGAATAAACTCTTCTTTGGTAGGGTCCCAAAGTTCCTTATCTGGAATCTTTATCGATATTGGCATACTTTAGTACCCGTATTTTTCTTAGTTAGTAGGCGGAGCGACTTCGATCGGAGCCTTGCCGGGGATAGCTTTTCCAAGTGCTTCCTTACTAATATCAGCAGGCATAATACCATTAACGAATGCGGACGCCTTCTCGGAATCTGTAGAAAGCTCCATGAAGATCTCGGAGTAAACCGGAGTAGCAGCGAAGCGAGCCTTGGTATCTTCATTCTGGATGAAGTACTTACCATCGTCAGACTTCTCACCGTATGCTCTCAGAACCAGATCCTTGAACATTCTCATGAGTTCCTTCTGGTCCTTAGCATCGATAATCTTCTGCAGATACTCTCTCATTCCGCCTTCCTGCTCGTACTGCATTTCCATTAGAGCAGCCTTAGTGAGGTTAAAGCGGAAATCCTCAGTTCTCTCAACATCGTTCCAGTCTCTGTAGGTTTTTGTGATCGTGTACATATTTCTCTCCTTTCATTAATAAAGAGGCCCCAGCTAATTGCCAGGGCCCCAAACAGGTTCATTATGAATTTTTAAATCAGGACAGCGCGGTAATGATCTCGTCCGGGGTCGGAAGAGTCGCATCTGCGTTAGTAGAACCGAACAACTGGTCCTCAAGAGCGGTCAGCTTAGCCTTAGCTGCAGTCTCAGTGAACTTAGTGCTATCAATAGTAATAGAAGCGGTCGGCTTCATGTTCGTATAACCTTCCTTCGTGATCGGAACCGGGGTGGAAGAAATCTCCCAGCTGAAGGTGATTGCTTCCGGAGAATCGTTAATGGTCTGGTATGCTCTCTCAGACGGAGAAGCGGTGCAGCCATATACGATGTGAATCTTGTAGCCGTGACTCTCCATCTCGGTGTCGTTACCAACGTTGGTTCTGCAGACAAAGCCGAATGCCTTTCTAGCCTGCTGACCGAAGTTCAGACCAGCCACAATCTCAGCCTCACCGATGCAGGGCTTGAACTCATCCGGATAAGTATAAGCTTCGATGGTTGCACCATAGTCTTCTGCAGAACGCAGGGACACGTACTTAATGTTATCTGCCCACAGATCAGTCTTTTCTGCACCGGAGGGAGACTCAGTAAATGCAGTCAGACCATTCCAAGCAACACCGTTGCCGTAAGTACCATCGGCGTTCTGAACGAAGAGTACGCCATGGTCAGTTCCGATTTCAAACAGTTTCTCGCCAACCTGATCCCATACAAGTTTCGCCATAGGAAACCTCCTCAATAATATAGAATAAAAACATCGTGATTTAAGTTATCAGCTTTAAAAGACCTATCCATACTCATGTAAGGAATGTCCATAAGCTTATGAATAATCTCGTTATCGGGGTCCTTATCGATGTAAGTAATCCGATAACAGATTTTGAACATATATGCCTTGTTATCAGCATACTGACCAGCTCCCGTGATTCGTTCGTAAACAATGCACGGGTAGTGCAGTTTAATAGATTCAGGGGGCTGGAAATATACATACGACGAGCCCAGCAAATCAACAAGGAGCTGCTGAAGCTCTAAACGTCTGTCAAGATTCGTCATTTTCTGTATAAACTCCTCCGACAGTTAATATTAGTCTCGGATATTCTACTTCTACAGAAGATACTTTCCATTTCACACCCATGTAGGTTATATATCTCATCTCGGTGAAATGCTCGTAAGCGTACGGGTCAGCGAGAATACTGATATGGTTCGTTATATGTAAATCGTTGTTAACTTTTTCTGGAGCCTGGTATCGTCTGGAAAGTTTCAGTACATCACCAGTATAGTTTCGTTTAACGATCTGATTTTCTACCCACACGCCGGGCCTGGCTTCAACCGTAGTGCAGTATCCGACTTCACCGTAGTACTTCATAAGTACCTCCATAGAACGATTAAGCAGCCAATTGATTATGGAATCATCAGCTGAATTGTTTGTTGGTTGTTATTGTGGCTGCTTAACCGTCATTATGAATTCTTAAATCAAGCTCCGACAGTGACAGTGAAGGACAGAGCAGAGAAGGGCTTCACGAGAGCACCGGAGATACGGGTCTCGATCAAGTACTTCTGCTGATTGTAATCGATGTCGAAGTCATCGAACAGATTGATCTCACCGCCACGATCAGCACCGACCCTATAGTCAGCAAGGTTCACGATAACACCAAGGAACTCTTTGCTGTTAAGAGTGAAGCCTTCCATGACCTCAACAGTGATGATGGAGTTGACACGAAGAGTGGTAGCAAGCTCAGCTTCGGTCTTGTAAAGTCTGTGACCAATGCCGTCCTTCAGAAGGAGCATCTCGGTCAGCATGTCCTCGGTGGTGTAAAGGTCAGGATTGCCGCTGCCCTTGTAGAACTTACGAGAACGAATAGCAGCATCGATGAAAGCTTCAGCCTTATCAGAGCCGGTAGCGTTAGCTGCAACAGTAACCGGGCACTGCACAGTGAAGAGCGGCTTGTCGTTGACAACCGGTCTGACGTGATCTTCGCTGATCTTATCATCAGAGCTGTTGAGTCTGCCGTCGCCGATAAGGATTGCGCGAGCGATTTCCTCATCCAGCATGAGTCTCATCTCGCCCTTAATCCAGCGAACAACGTCGAAATCGGTGATGTCGATGATATCGTCGCGATCCATCTTCTGTTTCTTGTAGATGGTCTGGGGATCGGTGGTTCTCTTAAGCAGGGAGAACACTTCCTCGGTCTTAAGGTGGGTCTTCATGTAACCCTTGGCCCGAGCCTCGTCCTCAGTGATATCAGCGAAGACAGACTTAATACGGCTGAACGGGGTATGACCAACCTTGGACATAACCTTAGACACCCAGCCGGTATCTCTCTTAATCCACTCAGGCGGATTATTAAGGCTCTTATACTCCGGGAACAGGAAGCTCGGCTGGTTAACCATGTACTGCTGTTCATTAGCAGAGGTAGTCATGCCAGTAGTCGGAACACCACCGTCCGGGAATGCGTGATACAGAACGCCATCCTCATCTTCCATGTGAGCGATAACAGCATCCTTCATGGAGCCGCAGCGCTTAGCATCGGAAAGGATCACATTGAAATCTTCATGAGAAATATAGTTTTTAGCAGGTGCAACACTCTGGTCAAATGCGTTGTACTTCATAGAGTCATCTCCTTCTTCATCTTCGTGCTTTACTTCATTTTTTGCTTCAGATTTTGAAGCGGCAAAGCCGACAAGTGTCATTACAGCGTGTTTCTGTCTGGGATTAAGTCCATTAATCTCAGCCTTAATATCTTCTGCAGTCATGTCTTCAACATTGTCTGCGTGAGAGAGCTCCTCACTCTGATCTTCTTCAGAATGAGAAATCTCTTCTTCAGTTTCATACATAAGCGTTTCTCCTGTGGTGATGACGGCCTCTTCATCAAACTCTTCAGCGTGTCCAAATGCGGTCTCGATTCTTGCACCAGGATTAGCTCCGGTCATGACGAGACTAACTTCACGAATCATCCCGTGAAGGACATCACCTGCGTTCTGCTTAAGTTTGTTTGCGTAGATGGAAAGATACTTAATATCTCCATGTCTAACCGCTTCTTTTGCATGCTGTGCCTTCTCGGTATCGTTAAAAGTTGCGTAACCAAAAACACCCTCAGGACGATTCTCTAAGAGAACCTTTCCGAGGATGTTGGTCGGATCTGAATGGTCATGATGATAAACCAGAGGCACTTCAGCACCATCGCAGTCTTTAAAGGCGTCGCGTCTGATCGTCCTGCCGTCTGAGCAGAGCAGGTCATTCTTAGTCACCCATCCTGCGAAATCATACTTTGCTGCCATTTTGATTTTTCTCCTTGATAGGTTTTGGTGCTTCTGCCGGTCTCTCGTTGTCTGAGCGGTTCAGGTTACTGTTACGAAGTTCATCAGCTGCAGGATCATCAGACGGTCTATAACCAATCTGTGTTCTGATCTCGTTAGAGCTGAGAATCTCATTACGAGTCATCTTATCCGCAATCTCAGCAAGCGAGCTAACCGGAATAAGCCTAAACGGATTCCTAAAGTACCGAATCGCCTGCCCCTGAGACCTTGCAGTCTTGGAGATAAACTTACGTTCAAACTCCTCTGAAATAGCAGAGAGAATCGGATCAACTGTACGGTTGTAGTAGTTAATCATTTCCTCTTCTTTAGCCGTGCCATTGAAAACAGACTCAGTGAGTCCCAACTGGTTGTAAAGCATAGCCGTTAGGTCTTTTACTTCTGTCCAGATGTTGTTCTCTACTCCACGGTTAAGCTGAGTAATCTTCTCAGTGCCATCAGTATAGGCAATTCCATATTTAGAACCAGAAAGCTGCCGCTCGATGTCTTTACGACGAATCTCTGCTTGCTGCCTTCTAGCATCCGTTTTAATAATGTAGGGAAGCTGAATGATTAAGTCTAACTTTCCTGAACTAGTCTGTTCATCAACGTAATCCAGTAAGCTAAGCTTCCTAATGAGCCGCTGCAATGTAGAGTTCGGCTCATTCATAATTGAATAAAGAGGATTCTCAACAATCGCCACTAATGTTTTAGGGACTGTGAGTTCCTCTCTTCTTCCTGTGTTTTCGTTATATACTTCAATTCTTACAGCTTTGGGATACCAGGCTGTGATTCTACCTGTTCGAAGAGCTAAGATTTCATAAGATGAGGTGAGATTTGGGTTATCGCTGCAGTCAGTTGGAAATACAGCTACGTTACCCTCATCGAACATAGACATGACAATATCTAGAATAAGTGCTCTACCGGTCTGGTCAATATTTGCGCTATATGAGATACAGTCGTCAAGACCACTCTTGAAAATCTCTTTGTAGTGCCCATCTTCATCGCATTTTATATGGTGAATATCTATCATTGCACAGTCAAGGGCTATACGATTGTAGATAGACGCCACGATTGTTCTGCTGTTATTTCTAGATAGTAACACTCTATCCTGTCTCCAGCCGCCATAAGAACCGTAGTCGTACCTTACCGTCGGACTTCGGCTTAGAAAAGCATTCCAGGCATTCTGGAGACGTTCCATAAACTTTGGCATTTTGATTTACCTCACTCAAAAGCATCGATATTAATCTTATAGGAAACGTAGCCATCCATCATAGCTGCCACATTATCGATCTTCTGATCTCTCCGTTCCTTAAATAATTTTCTGTTACCATTCGTATCCTCTAAGACAACTGAGTTGCCCATTGTGAAGGTCATCAGCTCTTCGTCAAAGAGGAGCATTCGCTGTTCGGCGTATTTCTTAAGTTCTCCAAGAGGCACGGACTCGGTCTTAGCACCCTGAATAACTTTCGTTACACCGAATTCCCCATTTTCTCTGCACCAGCGCTCTACGAACTCTGTAGCGTTATACGGGTCGTATCCAAAAGTACGAACGTCGTATTCCATCTTCTGAATATGGTCGTCCAAGTCATCGTAAACATCCATCATAGAGAGAACCGTACCCTCCATGATGATTAAAGATCCTTCACTGATGAATTCTTCGTACTTCTCTCGCATAGCTCTTGGAAGATTATCGAGTGTATAGCTGGTAATATAGCTTCTTGACTTTATTCCAAAGCAGCCGTTCGAAAGCGGAAACAGAAACGTAAACGCACAGAAGTCGTCTCCTCGCGATAAGTCAGCTCCAAGAGCGCATGGTAGCTGCTTAAAGCTGCGAGGTCTATGTGGCAGGGTTTCTTCGTAAGTAAAGAAGAACGTGTAACCCTCCATAGGAATATCGAATCTCTTTGCTAAGATTTCGTTCCTTGCAGAAGGCACACGTTCGGCTTTCTCTACTTCTAACTGATATGTTTCGTACGTTACTGTCTTCCCGAGATTAGGATTCGCTTTTCTCCACATCTCAGGAACACCGACTTCCTCAATGTCGTCCAGTTTGTAATACCAGATAGAAACATGAGGATTCTCGTATTCGCCTTTCAGGATTTCCATCAGCTCCATTTTGATATCGTCTCCAATACCATGTCTGACGGTTCCTTCAGAGGATGTCGCGACTATAAGCCAGTCATCATTCTTAGCGGCACCCTGAGCCAAAGCGTTGATTGGGTTCTCTCTAATTGTTCCAGAAAGCCACTCATCAACAGTAGCAACCTTATCACGTCTTCCTTGAAGTTTATCGATTGACATGGGTCTCACCTCAAGAAGCGAACCTGTCAGGAAGTTCTCGATACCCTTCTTAGTGGAAGCAAGTTTCATTCTGTTTGCTTTACTGCCGGTGGTGTTTTGAAGCGATCCCTCGGTGAGGAACTTAAAGAGAGGACCACGAGCTCTGATGATAGACGTCTTTATTGGGTAGAGAGTCTCATCCGCCTGGCTCATGGTGGGAGCTGTAGCACACTGACGGGTAGTCGATGTGTCGACATTTAAGAAATAAGAATGTATGCATGAAGCATACATAGATTTTGAAGCGCCTCGACCAATGATTAGGTATTGGTAGTTAATAAGTCGCTTTTTGATAAGCTTCCTTACATAATGACCACCATGACCGTCTTCATTCGGTTCAAAAATTGAGCGCTCAATGAAATAATACCAACCAAAGATCTGTTCAGACCAGAGCTTAAAGGTATCTAAGAGATGAAGATCTGATCCGTCGGTAAGTGTCAACTCGTTTTCGCAGTATCTAATAAAACCTTCTACGGGATCTCTGTCATAGAATACTCCAGGGTCCTGAATAAGCTTGTCAATCCTATTCATCTCCATTGAGATCTCTCTACATACCGGGATTTCACCTCTGATTACTGATTCTCTGAACAGTCCGTAATAATAAGGTACTGCTTTATTGTCGAGCATTACTTCTTCCTTTTCATGAAATCTTCAAGAAGTAACTTTCCAGCTTCTTCATACTTATACGGTGCTTCATACCAATCTTCCATTCCAGAAGGTCTCCAAGTCTCAGCTTCAGCCTCTGACTCAGACTTAGTTTCTTCTTTCTTTTCACCATTATAGTAATTGTTCGTAGTGTTATAAGTCGTATTATTACTATTGGTAGTGCTACCGGAATTATTCTGCTGGTTCTTGTTTTTATCCTTCTCTTTGTTTTCTTCCTTATCTTTGTCTTTCTTCTTTTCGCCAGGATTCAGATCAACTTTAGGAAGTTTGAAATCCGGATTAGATGCGTTATTAACGGCGGCAATTACATTCCAGAACTTAATACCTTTTTCTGCCATTTGTCTGACATCATCAACCGTATTCATGATGTCTTTGGCTGTTTCGAAACTTTCTTTCAGTTTCTCATCTCGAAGTTCTTTCTTTGTCTTCGGACGTTTGGCTTCTTCTTCAGCTTTTCTACGTGCTTCCTCGGCCTTAGCTGCATCTTCACGAGCTTTCACCTGAGCAGCCGCCTGACTCTTAATATCTTTAGTCTGTCTAATGCGATTAAGCGCATCGAACTGTTCCTGATTGGACATTTCAGACAGCCATTTTGAAATCTGCTCAGGATCACCAGAAGCTATAGCCTTAGCTTTCTCGGCTTCACGCTCTTCTTTGGATTTCTTCTCTTCTTCGGCCTTAGCTTTATTAGCAGCTTTGGTTTCGCGTGCTTTGTTGAGATTTTCTATTCGACGATTATGCTCTTCGAGACGATTCTTTTCAAAAGAGTCTGCAACAAGCTTCTTCATTGCAGCCGAGACGTCATGGATTTCGTAATCTTCGGCGTTAGGCTTAAGTCTTTTTACTGCATTTGTGACTGCATCTTCGTAGTCTTTACGAGCTTTCTGAGCTTCAGGACTATCTTCCGAACCAGATTTTAAAGCGGCTTTATGCCACGTCTTATATTTACTAAGAAGTTCTTTTTCAGACTGTTCAACGAGGGTTTTTGCATCGGTATTAGCTTTCCTCTTAGCTAAAGCAGTCTTAATTCCAGAAAAGAGACCTTTTTTCTTCTTCGCCAGCATTTCAGGATCGCGCTGGAAGGGGCGTTCGCCGCTGCCCTTGGGATATCGTCCAGAACCAGGACCAGGAGCTCCATCGTCGACACTCACACCGTAATGCATAAGATAATCGCCCACTACATCATCGAGTGTATCGGAATGCCTCATCTTAAACTTAGGATTACCGAGATAGATGTTCTTCTTATACTTGTTTAAAGTATCGAGAATCGGCTCGTTTCTGAAATCGTTAACAATTTCGTCATGCTTATCTTTCTTTTCGAGACCTTTGGCAATCTGCTCACGTTCGCCGTTAAGTCTTTCAATCTCATCACGGTACTTCTTAGCCTGAGCTTTGTATTCCTCTGCCTCGTCGGGATTGGACTTTGCCAGTTCGTCGTATTCCTTAGCTTTCTGATCACAGAATGCCATCTGCTGCTGGATTGCATCAACCTCATCCATCAGCTCATCGCTGGACGTTTTGGAAACCTTTTTATCATCGGCGTAATAGTATCTTCCATTTTCCTTTTTGATATACTTGTGATCTTTCCAAACTGTTCCTTTGGCTGAATGCGAGAGGAACTCATCCAGTACATCATCGAGCGTGTCGGAATGCTCAAGTTCGTATTCCATTTTAACCACCTCTCCTAATGAGGTTATGGAGTCTTCAACCTCATCATTTGTTAATCCATCGTTTGATGGTTTGAAACCTAAACGCTCATAGATGTGTTGAACGTTTGCATCATCTTTCGGAATAACAACTGTGACTTTCTTGTAACCTTTCTCTTTTGCCTGATTGAAAAGCGTGTCCATAGCTCCAGAAGCATAACCTTCTCTCTTATGGTTCTTATCAACCGAGATCCAGGAAACCCTCAAAGAATCGTCCGACTGATGATAGGTTGAGATATTACCAACTTTGCTTCCATCTTCTGATTCTATGTTGTAACGATAGCTACCGTTCTTATTCCGAATTTCTTTGAGTACGGTTTTCTTTCTCTTACCAGGATGCCACTCACCATAACGTTCTTTTCCTGCTGGGGTTAAAGAGCCGTCCTCATTTTGAAATCTTCGTATCCCTTTTCTCTGACCAACGATCCCATGATGGGCTAAATAATTCTGCATTATGGGACCCTCCTATAGTTATCTTCTGCCGACTTTCTGCTTGCGAAGTTTCTTATCTTTCACGGGGCTAGCATCAATAGACGTAGAAAGTCTAGCATCACGTTTATCTTTTTCATCCGTATTTTTATGCACGTTCGGATGATCCTGCAAGAAATCGTCCATAGCATCTTTGGAAGCGCGTCTTCCGATAATATTCTTCGGTCTAGAGATCGGTTTCTTATTTCCAATCGATGTATAACTCTCACGATTTGCACCGGTGGATAAGAACGCTCCATTGTAGTACTGGTTCTGTTCACTTGTACGATTCTGCCTGGTGGGTGTGCCGTTAGTAACTTTACCAGTAGGCTCGAGTTTCAGAACCTCATCGCTCTTTGACTCTTTCTTCTTAGAACCGGTATGTCTTACACCATGATTAAAGAGACTGAGAGATTTCCGCTTCTTCTTTTTATCGTCAGCATCGGAACTGTTAGGCATAGATCTAGTTTCAACAGTTCTATAAGATTCTTTCGATCTACTAAACAGCTCTTTACCCTTTCTGATAGCCTCTTTCTTAAGCTCTTCTTTAGTGCTCTTTTCTTCGTATTTACCGTCGCGCCTCTTGATTGCTCTTGCGCGAGAAACTTCCTCTTCCGCTTTGTTAAGACGTGTGCGATTATTTGGACTGGGATTTTTTCTATATGCTGCTTCAGCTGCTTTATACTCATTTTCTGCAGCTTCTATTTCCTTATCCGTAGCGCCATTCTGCATATAGCCTTTCTCTTTACCGTCAGGTCCATCAGGCTGCCAATAAGACTCGTCTACATAACTAGCTTCTCTTAATTTATCCGCTGCCTCTTTATCTTTTGCTCTCTGCTCTGGTGTACGATTATATGGATCTTTTCCATTATTAACGTCATACCAGTATCTCACATATCCATCTTCCTGAGTCTTCTTTACATATGCGTGTTTCTTCCAGGGACCGGAGGAATGCTCAAGTTTGTCATCGCTAACCAAACGACCGCAATATACTTTATCTTCCATCAACTAACCATCCTCAGTTCATCTACTTCTTTCTTTAACTTTTCACCAGTTCCATTACCGCCAAGTCCTACGTATGGCTCGTAAACATACTTGATGAAGTCTTCATACTCTGCTCTCGTGATTGCACCACGACTAATAAAGAAACCGGCTCTCTCAGAAAGCTTCTCATGAAGCAATCCTAAGAGAGCTTTTCGTTCTGCGCTCTTCTTATCTCTCCAGTTCTGGTACACGTTATTAACAAATGTCCAGAACCCTACTGAAGAGAAGATAGCACAAATAATTGTCACCATTATCTCACTTCTGCTCATCGTTCATTCCTATTGAAAAAATAATTGTTAACTAGTAACATAAGAACTGGAGGTGAGATTATGAAATCTACATTTGCTGTCAGAACAAAAGTAAATATCGATGACACTACAGCTCTTATGGATATCAGCTGGGATTGCCCATACTGTGAACTCCCTAATTTCACATGGTCTACATCACGTCATATCAAGTCGATGGACCAGAACTTCGAAATCGACCTTCGATGTGAACACTGTAACAAAAAGGTAACTGTAATCTGTACCGACTTAGAAGAATTATTCCCCTAATGGGTCGATAATCTCTTCTGCTTTACACTGGAGTCTCCATTCCAGTTCCTTTATCTGTTCCTTAAATGAAGAAAGAACAAAACTAGAAGACGGAGGATCGAAGAGAAGTCTTACCCGTAAGTACATGTAGGACTTAACTTCTTCGATTTCTTCGCCTTCTGTTGTGAAGTCACTCCATAGCTCACTGTCTCCTGTAATAACAAATTTCTCCTCGGGCCCAACTCCTAACTGATGAAGTGTACCGAAAACAGAATTGATATAAATAATCAACTCTGGATCGAATACGTCATAGTCAGCAGATGGACCAAGCATCTTCTTAACTGAAAGAAGAATGCTGCTATTTACCGTGCTCGTCTCACTCATCGTGTCACCTCCATGGACATGTGTCGTTCGGTTTTCTTTCCACTATTCTGGTTCTGTTTAGATATCTCTCATCACCGTAGTGGATCGCCTGATGAGTGTCGAAAGAAATACATATTACATTTTCTGGGTCAAAGATTACAGGGTCTCGATTTGTAACTTGTTCTATCGTAAGGGGATTAATATGATGGATAAGTATTTTGGGACCTTTGATTGGTCGATCTGGATCTGCCAAATCGCAACCGTTATCTCGTATGATTATTTCATGTCGGAAACGGCGCCATTCAGGTGAAGTGTATAAGACTTGATTTAGGTATCTTTCTTTTCCAAACGTTTGATTGTAAGGTTTTCCGCGACATAAGAGATATGCGAATCTATCTTCATATGTCTTATACTGCATTGCCTCAGTATACGTCCTCTTCATCAGAAACCTGACCGGAATAAGACTGCATCGCCTTAAGAGCATTAGTGTAAAGCTCCTCGATATGCTTAGCACCCTCAAGAGCTTCACGTTTTGCTATCTTTAGGTTTATCTCTTCCTGTAAATTTACCTTATCAAGTCTTTCTTTCTCAGATCCCAGCTTAAGGAAATGACAAATCATCTGATTAGACGCTGTGCCATCTAGTAGACGCTGCTCTGCTAGGTCCATAGCCATTGCTGTCAGGCGATTTTGACGTTCTTCTGTGGTGAATGTCGGACGTATATTCGCCTTTTTGTCTGTTTTAGTACGGTTTTGTGCCACTTTTTGCTCCTTTCTCTCCTTTGGAAACAGCTTTGGCAAGACACGAATACTGTAAATACTGATCGAAAAAAGTCAGAGAGCCATCTCTGCTGAAAGGAGGACCATGAAGCTAGCGGGATCACCACAAACCCGTACAATACTCGTGCCTTCCCAAAACGTTTTCCAAAATTTCCCCCCGGAGAAAATATCAAT